CTTTGCTCTGCCATAATCTTTTCATACTGACTGGCAAGCTGCTCATCAGTATCGGGCATGATTGCCTCTAGGGTTCGCATAGTAGGCGCTACTGGCGCTTCCCGTGGCCCTCTGTCGTACACGGGCTGCTGCATCAAATACTGATCCAGAGCCGAGTATGGCGAAGCCGAGCTTCCGTACTCGTCTAGCGCAGCCTGTAGGTCATTGGATTCAGCCATTACATTCCAATCCCGCGCACGTTAATGCCCTGCATAACTTGCCTGCGAATCTCTTCCATGTCTGGGCGACCCCTGCCTTTCGTTAGCAAGCTTCTGCCCATTGGCCTTACCCTTCGATCTTGTGTAATTTTTCTGGCGAGGCGCTCCCTTCTATCCTGCGGGATGCTCCTGCTTAGCTGAGAAAACAAACCTCCACGGGGTCTTCGTCTTTGTTGCATGGGGGGCGCTTCTTGCCTTTGCTCCATTTGTTGTTGAAGCCTTCCAATCATGCCGCCTAAGTCAAGTGGGCCTTCACGGGGTGTAGGCATCGGTTGGGGTGGAGCACCACCCATCTGCTTCTGCCTAAGCGCCTCTTGAAGTTGCTGCATCATGTCTGGCATTTGTGGTGGCATCTTGGGTTGTGAGCCAATAGCCTCGTTTTCAATAGTTTTCCGACCTTCTTGACTTATTCTAAGGCGCTCTTCCACTGGCAACGCAAAAAACTCCTCAAAGCTCATGTTGCCCATGAGTCTTGGGTCTGGCCCTCGCTCTATCGGAGAGATTTGTATATCACCCATCCCACGGTTTTGGGTTGGCGGCGGTAAAGGCACTGGCCCACCCTCGAAAATTGGTCTTCGACCCTTGCCCGGCCCTTGACCCAGAATCGGCCCACGGTTTTGGGTTGGCGGCTGTGGTATCTGCTTCATTTGCCCTTGAAGCGCCTCAAGTAAACCGCCGATACCGCCCTGCATCGGATCTTGGGGAGCTGTGGGCTGTGTAAATGGACTAGTCTGATCAGGTGAAATGCCTAAATTTTCCAGTGTAAAATTTGCTCGCTTTGCATTTCTCTCGTCCTGCAAATTTTTCATGTACGCATTAAGCTCAGATTCCCTTTGAGGGCTTCCAAAAGGCGCGTCAGATGCAAAACCTGACGTATCAATCGCATAATTACCGTATTCTGAGGAGCCAGAAAGCTGGTCTAATCTTTCTATCTGAGCGTCGGTTAAAGGCTGGCCGTACTTGTCTTCGTACTCCATCGCCAATCTGTCAATTTTGGAATCACCAGTCTTACGACCAGCGTCGGTCATGAACATTACAGTCATATCAAATCACCAATTTTTGCAAGACCAATAGGAAGCTGCGAATACGTCCTTCTTCTTTTGAACCGCATCACAGTTGTGGCGAGCGCGAAAGTTGCGCCGACGCTCTGGGCTGTCGCGCTTGATCTCCATGTCTGGATCACCGTATCGCACAATCTTTACCTGATCGCCCTTTTTGGCTAGAACCGCGAACTTTTTGTTCTCACCGGGCGTTCTTTTTTGCTGGTTATAGCCAGCAAAAGACTCGCCACGATAGACGAGCCTGCCCGATTTGGTTCTCTTTACGTCGCTTGTATCAGCCATTACGCATAAGACTTAATCATTTCCAGAACAATCATGTAGGTGTCACCGCTGCCGTGACCGACAGTGGTAAAGTCAAGATCGCCCGTGATGCCAGAGCCAGCGTTGTTGGGTATGCCGCTGAAATCACTGTAATCGTGATATCCGTTGCTGTCCTCGCTGAGTCCGATAGCCAGCACATTGCTGGTTGCATCGAACTCAATCTTTACAGACATCCCAGTACACTGCCACCAGATTCGATTGATTGTCACGCGGCTGCATGACAAACCAGCAGAATTGGCACTCAAGGCTGAAACATCTACCTTTTTGACTGCGGACTCACCCGTGCCATCGCTGGCATTGGTGAATTTCAGAATAGCTATTCGCTGACCATCTTGGATGGTTTGCGAGGTTACCGCATCAGCCATGATTACCCCCTATTATGCGATCTGCACATACTCGATGATGAAAGTGAACGAGCCTGCGGTGGTAGCATCAACCGTGTTGGTGATGTTGCAGAAAATAGTTCTTGCAGCAGAAGTGTACTGAACAGAAGCAGGAGCCGTAGTGCCGCTTTGAGTCTGAACCACAAGCGTTGTTGTGGTTACGTTGTGCTCTACAACAGTCGTGCCGCCGTCTAGGATCTCATCGGTCACTGCCGCAACAATCTGTGCGCCAGAGCTAGATGTACCGACTTCATAACCAATGTCACCTGTACCAATAACTGGTGAGGTGTCACAAAAGATCTTGATGTCGGTGATGATTGTGTTTGCAGGCTGCGTAAACTCACCAATAGTTGGGCTGTCACCCGCTGTGGTGTTAACCGTAACGCCCGTAGCAAAGCCAACGTGTTTGACAAACTTGTTGGTTACGATGCCAGTAGAAGCAATATCTACAACGTCAGTAAATGCGCCAGTGCTTGCGTTCTTTGAAACAACCTTGAACCCGTTCTCTGATCGGACTGGGCCGTTAAACGTAGTATTCGCCATGATGATCTCCTGTCGTGGCTAGTGTCAGACACGGTATGTGCCTGTCAGGAGCTTTCTTTATATCACACGGGTTGTTTGCCCACAATTCATTGCGCGACCTGCGCCGAGTACGCCGACCAAGGTAAGAAGGCCAAATTATTTGCACTTTTATCTGTATACATAGTTGCACATAGACACGGGATCTGTATAATTAGGGCCATAACAACGGAGAATGATGATGCAAGATTTACAAAAACTGGTTCAAACCGTCGCTGCTCGTATCGAGCAGTTCAACGCTAAATCTGCGGCTGCCAGAGCTGCGCGAGACGCTCGGATAGATAGGAACGTCGAATCCAATCACGGCATGGAGCCGACGATTAGCGCCGCTGGAATGCACGCGCCTTGCGACAACTACCACTGGGAGTGGTGTCTTTACAACGGTGCTGGCGAGGAAGAGGCCGTGCTTGATGGTGTTTTCATGGCTGGCGAGTTCCTGCCTTGGAGCAAGCAGATCAAGCTGTTTTGCAGTGACTACGCTGAGAAGCGCACTGGCTACCCGCTGCGCCGCGTCACCTATATCACCGTCGAGCGAGCTGATGCCGTCATAGAGGCGCTGTCGGGCATCGTTATCGTGACCACTGGAAAGTCTTTTGAGGATCGTGAAGGCGACCATATGGTTCACGTTTACATCGATGAGCGTTGCAAGGACGTGGCCGACGCTATCGAGTCTTACCTTGAGGCTCCAAAGGTTGCAGCCGCCGCAGCTCAACGCGCTGCTGAACAGGCTGAATTAGATGCCGCCGAGCCTTGCCCTACTGGGCGCGTCGAAATCACCGGCGAAATTCTTGCCACCAAGCTGCAAGAAAGTTACTACGGCGACACTTGGAAGATGCTGGTCAAGGATGACCGAGGCTTTAAGGTCTGGGGCAGCATCCCTAGCAGCATACACGCTAGTCGCGGAGCGCGAGTCACCTTCATGGCGGCGGTTGAGCCATCGCGTGACGATGACAAGTTTGGTTTTTATAAGCGGCCCACTAAGGCCGTCATTCTGGGCGAGGAGGCCGCGTAAGCGGATAAGTAGGCACAAAAAAAGGGGGCATAAGCCCCCTTTCTTTTTGCTTGGTATCTACGCGCCTTGTGAGCCGTAAATTCCGCGCCAGTCGGAAAAGCCAAAAGAATATCTTTCTCTGGCCTTGTACCGGATGTTACCAGTCGTGAAGTCAGGCTCCATCGTGGTTTCCATCGCAGTACGCTGGAACATCTTCAAGCCTTCACCAGAGTCTGTGACACTGGTTAGCAAGAAGAAGGCATCAGGATCAGCCAAGTAATGGTTGACCGTGTAGCCACCGGGCAATACACCCGTGTTGCGTATAGAGTTGATGTCGTTGTCAGCAGTACCAGAACGCAGTGTTGAGTTCAGGATACGGTCAGCAACGAATACCAACTGAGGCGGTACAACCAGCTTGGTTGCCTGTACTGAGATGGTCAGACCTTTGTCATCTGTGAATGTGCTGATATCGATCAGCGCATCTTCCAGCGAGGTCTCGTTTAAGTCCGCCATTGAAGACGCACGGTTTGCAGCAGTGCCGCCACCCGCAAGCGGGTGAGCCGTGTTGATCAACGATACGCCGTCACCACCAGTGAAGCTGGATGAAAACGCATTGTTTAATACGTCTGCACCTTTTACCTCTTTGGTGTTAGCCATAGATCGGGCCAGAGCCTTCACATATCGCTTACCTAACGAGTCGTATAAGTTGTCTTCTACCGCTTCATCGGTGAGCGCGAATGCCAACGCAACGGTGTCGTGCGTGTAGCGAGCGGTAAAGCTCTCTGTAGCGTTGT